AGTGTCTCGTGGGCTCGGAGATGTGTATAAGAGACAGTAGCGAGAGAGAGTATTACTACGTAAGACTATCAGGAGAAGTACATGGACAAGCAAGATATCACAAAGCTATTTGCGTTGCTCGGAACGATTTACCCAAACGCAAAAAACCAGACAGGCTCTGTTGCGGTGGCGGCATGGCAGATGATCTTGGAGCCGTGGGATTACGAGGACGCGAAGCAAGCCGTTATTTTGCGGGCACGGGAAAACCCTTTTTACCCGAACCCATCGGAGCTGGTTCCCTACCTGCCCAAACCGGAAACCCTCGAAGCGAAGGAGGCCCCCATGACGGAGCCGTCCGACGCCTATCTGGAAAAATTCTACGCCAAGGCAGGCGAACAGCACGAGCGCTGGCATGAGGCCGGTATCCCCACCCCCTCCGAAGCGAAGAAGCAGGGGATGACCTATGCCGAATGGTGCGCTCTGGCAGATATGCGAGGTGTTTAATGGCTGCTTCGTTTACGCTGGAGAGCTGTTACCGCACCGCCCCGGACCAACTCTGCTGGGACTGTGCCAACGCCTGCGGCGGCTGTGAGTGGTCCCGCAGCTTCCGGCCCGTTCCCGGATGGTCTGCTTCCCCCTCCCGCCGCATTCAGAATTACGGTGAGACCGGCTTCAAGGTCATTGATACCTACCGTATCACCGCCTGCCCGAAGTTCATCAAGGAGGCCACGCTATGACCCGGATCGTCATCGACATCCACGAAGATTTAGACGTATTTGTGACGAAAGAGACCGCTGCCATGCTGCTGGAGCCTCTGGGCCGCGTCCGGGTGGTCAGCGTCATTATTGACGGAAAGGAAGAAAAACGATGAAGGTTACATTCACGGTCCCTGGCATCCCGGTGGGCAAGGGCCGCCCACGGTTCATGAAAAACGGCCATACATACACCCCGCAGAAAACACGGGACTACGAGGACAAGGTGGTCCAGTGCTGGCAGTGCCAGAGCGGAAAGGGATTTGCAGACGGCATCCCGCTGACGGCCACCGTCACGGCGTTCTTCACGGTGCCAAAGAGCACATCGAAGAAGAAGGCCGCTGCTCTGGACGGTACGCCCCACACCAAGCGCCCTGACGCTGACAACGTGGCGAAGGCCATTCTGGACGCGCTGAACACCCACGCCTACAACGATGACAGCGCCGTATCGTCTCTGACGGTGCGGAAGTACCAGACAACCGGAGCCTCCCGCGTGGAGGTCACCATTGAGGAGGCAGAATGATGGATGCTGTGGAGTTTTTGAAAACATTGAGCAGAATGTGCAACTGTGAGTGCTGCAACTGCGAGATCAGGAAAAGGCTTAGCGTGTTTGAAACCTGCACAGTCTGGAGAAAAACCCACCCGGAGGAGGCGGTGGAAATTGCCGAAAAGTGGGCGAAGGAGCACCCCATAAAAACCAGGCAGAGCGAGTTCTTGAAGCTGTTTCCGGAGGCGAATGTTGACCAGGCGGAATGTCTATACATCAATCCCTGTCACATTTTCGGGAAAAAGGTGCCAGAGTGCGCAGGGCACACATGCTCGGAGTGCCGAAGGGCGTTCTGGCTTGCGGAAGCGGAGGACGTATGAAACTATTGATCGGCGGAAGTCCCTGCACACATTGGAGCATCGCTCAGACGAAGAACCGCGAGACAGAGGCCAGCGGCATCGGCTGGGAACTGTTCTTAAATTACCGTATTGCACGGGATAAATACCAGCCGGATTTTTTCCTGTACGAAAACAATAAAAGTATGTCGCCCGCTATCCGGGCGCAGATCACGGCGGAGTTAGGCGTGGAGCCTGTCCTGATTAACAGCGCCCTGGTGAGCGCACAAAACCGCCAGCGCCTGTATTGGGTGGGCAGACGAAACCCGGACGGCACATACAGCCAAGTGGCAGTGGAGCAGCCGGTGGACCGTGGGATCCTCCTGCGCGACATTCTGGAAAGTGGTGTCTGCTGGAAAGAAAAAGGGTATGCTCTGCTGTCCACAACCGGCGGAACCACGGCGGACAACATGGTTTCCAGACACCAGCGGAATGGTGCGGCGGAACCTGTTGCCATTAAGCCGCTGACTGAAAAAGAAATGGATTATATGGTGCGCGAAACCAAGGACGGGCGGAACCATTTTGATTTCGATTATTTCCACGACGCAACGCAGGAAAAAAGTGCCTGCGTGACGGCGAACACCCACAAGGGCGTCCCGTATAACGTTCTGGTGGAGCCGGTGAGGATCGGAACCATTGAGAACGACGCAAAGAACCAGACTTTTGACAGCCAGCAATACCGTGTTTACAGCCCGGACGCAAAAAGCGTAACCCTGTGCGGACAGGGTGGCGGCGTAGGGGCAAAAACCGGGCTTTATGCCGTGCCCGTTATCCCGGACGGAAAAGGGCGGTTTGTAATTAAGGCGGCAGGCGGAAAAGAAATCCCAGTTTACGAGGTTCACGGCGGGCGGATTACCATCAAAGGAAAGACATACCCCATTAAACTGGCAGACGGATTTTACATCATTCGCAAGCTGACCGTGACGGAATGTAAACACCTCCAGACCGTGCCGGAGGAGTATGTTTTCCCGGTTAGCAACAGCCAAGCCTACAAGATGCTGGGCAACGGCTGGACGGTGGATGTGATCGCGCATATCATGAGCCACTTTACCGGGCTGACGGAGGAACCGGTGGAAGTGCTTTCCATGTACGACGGCATGAGCTGCGGCCATATCGCGCTGGACAAGCTGGGCGCGGCGATCACCGCCTACTATGCAACCGAAATCGACAAGTACGCCATCCAAACCACACAGCACAATTACCCGGAGACGGTGCAGTTGGGGGATGCGTTTCAGGTGCGGGACGATGATTGGAGATTGGGGGATGAATTATGAGAGATACAAACCTCGTAAATGCGCTGCGTGAGCACGCGGAATGGGCGCAGGCAAATGAGTGGGAAACGCCGATCACGCTGGGCGACGATCTGGCGGGAGCCGCTGACTTGATCGAAGCGCGGGCGAAAGAGATTGACGCGCTGCGGAACGAACTGTGCCTGAAATGCGGAAATTACACGCTGGCCCATGAGGGGGCCTGTAACGGATGCCGGTGGAGGAGGAAATGTGATGGGAAATGTTAATTGCCTGCGTTGCCGCTTTAGGCATGAGGATAACGGGAACTGTACTGCGGTCGGCGGGTTCTGCACGGCGGTCCCGGCGGCGCACTGCCCGCTGCTGCGTCAGTATTTAGACACGGGCATGACGCCAGAAGCGTTTCAATCTTTTGTGGTGTTTCTTCAGGATTTAATTGGAAACCAAAAAGCCAGTGAGGCACTGGACAGGTTCCGCCAGTTGGCTAAAGCAGACAAGGACGGGCGATTGGAGGTTCTACCGTGCAAGGACTGGCTCGAGGTTGTCTTTGGGGATCAAGTTTTATTCTGGGGAATTGACAAAGACTATGTAGAGCAACCGATCAGGGAAATTTCATTGGATGACGCAGACCGCATCGGATGGTATGACGGCTATAAAACTGTATTCCTGAAGGGGACTGACGAAAACGGCGAAGCATGGGAGTTTTATCCAGAGGAAATCGGCAAGACCATTTTCCTGACCCATGAGGCGGCGGAAAAGGCATTGGAGGCGAAATAATGGACTGCTTTAACTATTCATGCCCTTTCCGGGAAAACACGTCAAGTAATTGCAATAGATGCGAATGTGTAGCCTGTCAAAATAGAAGCGACGCTGTGACATATATTGCAAGCAACCACACATTGACAGAGACGGATATAAGAGCATTGGAGGCGATGAAGGATGACTGACCTAAAATCGTGCCCGTTTTGCGGAGGTAAACTGAACTTTTACCGAGAAAGCTATGTGAATCGTTTCAGAAAGCGCATCATTGAGCAATACTGGATGCACGATGATACAGATTGTGTTCTTAACGACATAAATCAACCTTTTGTTTTAGGGGCTGGAGACGCAAATTCGGAAACGGGTTATCCGGGAGAGTATGCTGAAAAATGGAACAGGAGGGAGGAAAAAACATGACGAAGTGTTTTTGTGATCTTTGCGGAAAAGAAATACACAATCTTCGGGACACTTATAGGGTCAGCGTGGAGAACAACGCTGACATTCCCTACGCAAGCGACCCAAACATAGTGGATGTGGGAGAAATATGCTCTGTCTGCGCAAATCGTATCCACCAGGCTGTGCAAGACCTGAAACAGGAGGGCTACAATGGCTGAATATAAAATCTGCTTTAGCGTGGCTGGGGCGTTTGGTGCTCAAATCAGCTTTGAGGCAAAACCCGGCGTATCCTATGAGGACGCTGCGGCGTCTATTGACAAAGACAAACTGGCGAAGCTGATATGCCTCGACACCTTGGGCTACTCCGCAAAGAACATTGAGATTATCACACCGGAACAGTACGAGGCGGAATTTGGAGGCGATGAAGATGGCTGAATACATTAAGCGGGAAGCATTGGTGCATAGGCTAAAAAGCCCGTATTTGTTTAATATTACCCAAAGAATTTTTGAGATTATATCGGAAATCCCAGCCGCCGACGTGGCCCCAATCGAAGCGCTGGAGCACCTGCGGGACGAGCTGTGCGCACAAGACCTAATCACCTTGGAGGGGCTGAGAAGGCTGAACACGTTGATTTGGAAATATACAGCGGTGCATGACGGAGGTGCTGGCAATGGCTGAATACATTAAACGGGAAACGGCGGTGAAAGCTGCGAATGAGTGGGTAAGCGAGGCGTGCATGGCGCCCGTGATGCGGGTAAGCCGGTTGCTTGATAAATTGCAAAAAGTGCCCGCTGCCGACGTGGCCCCGGTGGTGCGGTGCGAGGACTGTGTACACTGGGATGATGACCCCGATACTTATGGGGCAGATGACGGCCCGAAAGGCAAATGTATGAAATCATTTGAAACGATGTGCGCAGATGACTTTTGCAGCCACGGCGAGCGCAGGGAGGGCACCGATGGGTAAGACATCAGGGATGCAGCGGTACGCGGAGCAGTACGCACAGGCAAAGGTTGAGGCGACCCAGCGGATGATCTCGCAGTACATGATCGACACCCTGCAAATGACGCTCCACCAGACGGAGGGCTGGGGGTATGAGCGCATCATGCGGCTGACGGAGGCATGGGAGCAGACCCAAAAGGAGTACACGCCCGCCCTCAACTCCGGTGACCCGGCAGCGGACGTGATGCAGGAACACATGGACAGGGTGATGGCGCAAATTATTGGCGGAAAGCGGGAGCTGCTTCCATTTACGGAGCGCTACCCGGAGCTGAGGAAAGTCAGATACGGAGGGGTGAGTAATCTAAATGGGAAAACGAAAGGATGAGATAAATTGTTATGATACAGCCGAGCAAATAAAGGCTTGCCTTGAATGCAAAAAAGCGGAGTGCACAGACTGCATTTTTGCGCAAAAGCATTATGATGCAGAAAGAAAGCGATTAGAAAGAAGAAAGTTGAAAAAAGCGGCTGCTAAAGCAGGAAAACAGTAAATATAGGTTTGCGATTGTGCAAATAAATATGAGAAAATGGAGATGTAGGGGAAGCCACCAACCTACACCTCCATTTTTCATCCTTTCCTCCTGACCCCGGCGGAGTGCCGGGGACTATATGCCGCACGCTTGATGCACCCCACTAATCAGGGGCGGCGGGTCGCACCCGCCATGCGACAGGACCCCTCGCACCTCTCAACGATGTGGCCCAGAGGGGACATTTGCAGACGGAAGCTGGGCGGGAACAGCTCCGGGCAGAGTTTCGGGTTCGTGGGTTCAAATCCTACCGTCTGCGCCAAAACGAAAAACCGCTGCTGAAAGTGCGGCTGCGTACCATGTTTGGCTCGTGGAGAGCCGGACACGCAAGATGTGTATGCCCTTTGGGGCGGGTAAAGTCTGCTATGTAAGGCCAAGGGGTGGGGGCTGGTAGCAAAACAATGGTAGGAGGTTATACGAAATGAAAAAGTATATTGGCACGAAAATCATTGAAGCAGTCCCTGCTATTCGCAAGGGTGGCAAGGTCTACGAGAAGGACCAGCCCGTTCCCAAAAGCATGGACCCCGTGGATGAGGGCTATAAGGTCCGCTACGCGGACGGCTACGAGAGCTTTAGCCCAAAGGATGTGTTTGAGGCCGCATATCGGGAAACAGACTGCCTGAGCTTTGGCCTTGCCATTGAAGCGGCGAAGAAAGGGGAGAGAATTGGCCGTCGTGGTTGGAATGGCAAGAACCAGTATGTCGAGCTTGCGGAGCGCATCAGTTATGAGAATGCTGCGCACGAGGTGGTCAACGCCAATCACGAAGCTATCGGCAACAAAGCGCTTGCGTTTGTCGGCACATCCGGCGTGCAGCTCGGCTGGCTGGCATCGCAGGCGGATATGCTGGCTGATGACTGGATGATCGTGGAGTAAATCATTACCGGCAGCAGAACGAAAGGGAGTGAGCGCATGGCTATCGGAGCGCCAAGAAAATGGAAAAGCGCAAAGGCAATGCAAAAAGCCATTGACGCTTACTTTGAAAGTTGCAAAGGAACGCCGCTTGTCATTGATGGCGATGTTGCCACAGATAAATATGGAAGGCCGATTATTTTAGACGAAAAGCCGCCTACGGTAACAGGGCTTGCGCTGGCCTTGGGATTTGCAAGCCGACAAGCGCTAATCAATTATCAAGACAGACCAGAATTTAATGACACGGTTACGCGCGCAAAGTCCAGATGCGAAGAATACGCCGAATCTCGGCTCTACGATAAAGACGGCGCAAACGGAGCTAAATTTTCTCTCGGTTGTAATTTTGGCTGGCGTGAAGTAAGTGAGACAAAAATCAGCGCTGACCCCGTAAAGATAGTTATTGATGTCTGAAATCCGTCTGTCAGAAAAGATAGGCCCTGCGTTTTATGACGTAGCGCGGGACGTTTTTCAACATGGCCATACACATTACGATGAAAGCGGGGGGCGTGGGTCCCTCAAATCCTCGTTTGTGTCAATCATTGTGCCGCTGCTGTTAATCCGCAATCCCGGCACTCATGCGCTGGTGCTGCGTAAGGTGGCAAATACAATCCGTGACAGTGTGTACGCGCAATATATGTGGGCCATTGGCGAATTAGGTATGGCTGCATTTTGGGAAGCGAAAGTTTCCCCTATGGAGCTGATATACAAGCCTACCGGGCAAAAGATTATGTTTCGGGGCGCTGATGACCCCATGAAGATAAAATCTATCAAAGTGCCGTTTGGCTATATCGCCGTAACACACTTTGAGGAAAAAGACCAGTTTGCGGGTCGGGCGGAGATACGTACTATCTTGCAGTCCACCATGCGCGGCGGCTCGAAATACTGGAACTTTGAAAGCTATAACCCGCCGATCAGCCGCGATAATTGGGCCAACAAAGACAGTTTGGAGGAACGCGCTGACCGTCTGTGCCACAAATCAACGTATCTGCAAGCACCGCCTGAATGGCTGGGGCAGCAGTTTCTTGATGAGGCCGAATATCTCAAAAAGACGGATGAACGGGCGTATCAGCATGAATATCTTGGCATTCCGGTCGGAACTGGCGGCAATGTGTTTGAAAACCTCGAATTGCGGGAAATCACTGACAATGAAATTTCGCATTTTGACCGCATTTATCAGGGTGTTGACTGGGGCTGGTATCCTGACCCCTTTGCTTTTATCCGGCTGCATTATGACAGCGCACGCGAAACGATTTTTTTGATTGACGAAATATATCAAAACAAACTCACAAACGAAGCAAGCGGAAGTATGATTAAAAGTCGCAATTATATGGACGCATATATCACTTGTGACAGTGCGGAGCCAAAAAGCACAGCAGATTACCGCGCAATGGGGTTGCCAGCAAAAGAGGCCGTTAAAGGCCCCGGTTCCGTTGACTACGGGATGAAGTGGTTGCAGCGGCGGAAAATCGTTATTGACCGCAAGCGAACGCCAAACGCATATAACGAATTTGTAAATTACGAATACGAGCGAAACAAAGACGGGGACATCATAAGCGGCTATCCTGACGCAAATAACCATTTGATTGATGCCACAAGGTACGCTTTGGAGCGTATTTCCCGCCGGATGGGAGTTATCGCATGAGCAACGCAATCATTCAAAAGTTAAATCAGTTGGGCTATGCTACAATCCCCGAAGCGTTTTACAGCAAGGTTGCGGAGTGGAAAAGCTGGTATCAAGGGAACGTTAAAGGGTTTCACAATTACCGCGTTCGCAACGGCGAAAGTATGGTCAACTGCAAGCGTTATTCCCTTGGCATGGGGAAAAAGCTGTGCGAGGATTGGGCTAACCTGCTTATGAACGAGAAAGTTCAAATCACGCTGGAGGGGCAGAACGAGCAGGCGTTTATTGACCGTGTTTTGGCGGAAAACAATTTTACCGTCAAGGCAAATGAGATGCAGGAAATGAAGTCTGCTCTTGGCACAGTGGCGTATATCCCCCGTGTTGTGGGGCAAGAAGTCAACGAAAGCGGCGAAATCGTCCCCGGAAACGCCTCCGGTATTGTGCTGGACTATGTAACGATTGAAAACATTTACCCGCTGGCATGGCAGAACGGTTATATCAGCGAGTGCGCTTTTTCGTCTGTAGTGACGCGGAGTGGGCATGATTATTTGTACTTGCAAATTCACCATAAAGAGGATAGCGGCGAATACATCATTGAAAACCGCATTTATCGGTATGACAATGAGCAGCTTGCGGATGAAACCTTGACCAATGTTAAAGGCTTTGAGCGCATTCCGCCTGTTGTGCATACCGGCAGCGACAAGCGGCAGTTTGTGATTGACCGGCTGAATATTGCCAATAACTACGATTACTTGCTGCCAACTGGCATTTCCGTATATGCCAACGCTATTGACGTATTGCAGGGCGTAGACATTGCATACGATAGCTATGTCAATGAGTTTAAGCTCGGCAAAAAGCGCATTATGGTAAAACCGTCTGCGGCAAAGTATCTTGACGGACAACCTGTGTTTGACCCCGGCGATGTGGCATTTTACGTGCTGCCGGAAGATGTATCGGACGGAGCTGTTATAACGCCGATTGATATGACGTTGCGGACAGCGGAGCACAACACCGGCATTCAGGACCAGCTTAATATCCTTTCCAGCAAGTGTGGATTTGGCGAAACCTATTACCGCTTTGATGGTGGAAGCGTGGCAACGGCGACGCAGGTAATCAGCGAAAACAGCACCATGTTCCGTACCATCAAAAAGCATGAAGCGGTTTTAGAGCAGGCGCTAACAGAGCTTTGCCGGATTCTTCTGCGGCTTGGCAATACCGCAATGAATGCCGGGCTGGATGAAAACGTAGAAATCAGCATTGATTTTGATGATAGCATCATCGAAGATAAAGCGACTGACTTTTCCCGCGATATGCAGCTTTTGCAAGCGGGTATTATGAACGATTGGGAATTTAGAGCCAAATGGATGAACGAGGACGAGGAGACTGCAAAGGCGGCGCTGCCAAAGATGCAGGACATGGTAACGGAACAGCAACAGGAGGTGGAGTAATGGGCGGCAGAGGTGGAACCGGTGGCGGCATTGGGAGTCGAAACGCATCTTCTCCCGATTACAAAAACTCATACAATATCGAAATGGAGAACGCCCGTAGCTTTGAAGCTGCGTTTGCTATTGAAAGCGGCGCGACCAAAGAGACAACCGGCTATCAGATGTATGTCCACCAAGATGTTACCGGAAGAAGTCTGATTGCGGATACTCGCAAAGACATCGATGCACTAAAACGCGATTTGCGAGAGGCAAACCAAATGGGAAAGTCTTACGGTATGTCTCAAGCGTCCATTGATGGCATGAAAGCCGCATTGCGCGAGAAAATTTCTTTGCAGGAACGGGCGGTTACTGCTATGGAAGGCGCACGAGCAGAGTACGAAAGGTACAAACGGCAAGCGTCGGCAGGAAATGCAAAAGCAAAGAGGCGCGGCGGACAATGGATGTAAATGGAGAGATAATTCATGGGTGGACGCGGCGCAAGCAGCGGTATGAGCGTAAAGGGCAAGCCTTACGGTAGCGAGTTCAAGACGATTATCAAAGAGAGTAATATCAAGTTTGTCAAGGCGGTTGACGGTGCGCAGAAAACGCCAATGGAGACAATGACAAGTGGTCGCGTGTATGTAACGCTCAACAAAAGCGATAACATCAAAGCAATTACATACTACGACACTAAGAACAAGCGCATAAAACAAATAGATATTGACAGGCCGCATGATAAAGTTTCCCCGCATACCCACCACGGATATATACACAATGAAAACGACGGTGCAAAGGGATACGCGAATCTAACGCCAACCGAAAAGAAAATGGTTGAGCGAGTCAAAAAAATATGGTACAATCGGCGTAGCAAGTAGTGGTGTAATGGCAGCACACTTTGTTTGAGGAAGTTCCGGTTTGATTCCGGGCGCTTGCTATGCCGTAAGGTACAGAAATGTATCTTGCGGCATTTTTGTTTGCTGGGGGATTTATGATTAACTTTGAAAATCTCGACAAGTTCACATTCCCCGGAGTTGGAAAGTACGACATTCCGCAGATCGAGCCGGTCAAGGCATACCCACAAGGTGAGTTTATCCCCATAAATTACCATTACACCGCGAAAGACACGAAAAGCAAGATCGTGCATTTCTTCGTGGACGATTATCAATTCATCCGGTATTGGAACACGCCTGACAAGTACATTCCGCAACTGTCGCAGTTTGCGGCGGTTTGCGCGCCGGACTTCTCCACCTACACGGATATGCCGATGGCCATGCAGATATACAACCATTACCGCAAGCACTGGATGGCCGCATACTGGCAGCTTCACGGCATGACGGTTTATCCGACGATCTCATGGAGCAACGAGAATAGCTATGATTGGTGCTTTGACGGCGAGCCTGTCGGCGGGGTGGTGGCTGTCAGTTCAGTAGGCACACAGAAAAACAAGGAAAGCAAGCGCCTTTTTCTGCGCGGCTACGAAGAAATGATGAAACGGCTATCGCCGGAATGGGTGATATTTTACGGCAAAGTGCCGGAAGAATGCGACTGGAACGTAATTAGGGTAAAACCACATTATGACGATATTGTGAAACGGAGGAAGGCTAAATGGGCGGAAGGGGCGGAAGCGGGAGCTTTGGCTTTGCATCAATAAATGCCACCCGATCAAAAATTGCCAATCTAAAAAAAGAACAGCTTTTCGTTTTTTCTCCATCGGGTGATTTGCTCTATAAAGAACAAGGGACAGCTCAACATACAGGATATGGAGATGCCGACTATAAAGGGAACATCGTTTTACACAATCACCCGGAGGGAGTTCTCCCTGTCCCGTCCCTGAAAGATATTGAAACGTGGCAAAAATCAGGGGCAAAAGCAATCATAATTGAAAGTCGTGATGCAACGTTTACATTATCAGGGCCTCACAACAAAGGATACTATGAAACGCTTGCATATAATCACAACGCCGTGCGCCGTGAGGTAAGAGAAGCAGCAAATAAGGTGTCGGCCGATTATAAAGCGGGAAAGTATAAAAGCGTGCAGGAAGCTAAAGAGGCAAGCAGAAGGGCACAAACGGAAGCGACAAATAACGCATACGCTAAGTTTGCAAAGGCCGCTGGCGTTAAGTATTCCTTCAAGTGGAAAAAGAAAAAGGCATGAAAAAGTATCCTTTTACTCCTGAACTACTGGATGCGCTCCCCGAAGAGTTGGCTGAGTTGTTTCGCGGTCTTGAAGATACCCTGCTAACGGAGATATGTTCCCGGCTTAAACTGCGGGATGAGCTGAACGAAGTAACGGTGCAAGACATCCGGGCGCTGCGGTCACATAGCATTTACCTAACAGAAATAACAAAGGTTATTAGCAAAACCACGGGAATTAGCAAACAAAAGCTAAATAAACTGCTTGATGATGTGGTGGAGCGTAACCAGAAGTATTACACAGAGGTTATTGACCTTGCCCACGTTACGCAGCCGGAAACGCTGGTAGACGCAGCTACAATAGCGGCAATTAAGGCGCAGACACTTGATACGCTGCACAATTTAACCGCTTCTATGGGCTTTCTGGTGGACGCTGGGCAGACAATGCTTCCTCCCGCTAAAGCTTATCAGTGGGCTTTAGATAACGCTGTCATGCAGATTGAGAGCGGCGCAATCAACTACAATCAGGCCATAGCAAACGCTGTTAGACAGCTTGCAGAGAGCGGGATAAAGGTAGTCGATTACGAAAGCGGAGCGCGCAGCAACATTGATACAGCCGTTCGCAGGGCCGTGATGACGGGGGTAAACCAGCTCAACCGTGAATATTCCCGCCAGTCAATGGACTTTTTGCAAACTGACCTCGTTTTAGTTTCGGCTCACGCGGGCGCACGAGACATTGACGGGCCGAAAGGGTTTGAAAACCACAAGAAATTTCAAGGTAAAATTTATCGCTGGGCGGAGTTTACAAAGAAATATCCCAATGCCTCAAAGAAAGAATACCCGGACTTTGAAAAATCGTGCGGCATTGGCGATGTGCAGGGTATTTTAGGTGCAAACTGCCGGCACACATGGGCTCCGTTTGTGGAAGATGTTATGGAGCCGACATACACGGAAGAACAGCTTGCTCATATTGATGATGGACTGGGCTGTACGTTTGACGGAAAGACATACACGGCATACGAGGCCACTCAGATGCAGCGCCGTGTAGAACGCCAAATTATCAAGCAGAAACGGCTTGTAAAGGCATACAAAGCAAGCGGGCAAGAAGATGCACGTATCACAGCAAACGCCAAATTGCGCCGCCTGAACGCTAAATACAAGGCATTTAGCAAGGCCGCTGGTTTGCCGGAACAACAGGAAAGGACAAAGGTTCAGTATGATTGATGACAAGCTAAAAGCCGCAATCGAAAAGGCCCTCTCTGCCGGTTGCCGGGTACAGCTAAAGCAGATGAAAGACGGAAATGTAAAGGCACAAATTATTGAAGCGAAAGACATAAAAAAGCAGAATTAGCCTTACTTTTTGCCCTTGATATGGTAAAATAATAGCAAGTAAATATTACCCACAGCGCAATAGAGCGCGTGGAAGTGGCACGATGAGCCAACTACTGAGATTTTCTCGGTGGTTGGCTCTTTTATTTTGCCAAAACTTGCCGAGAGGCGTTAAACCGCTGGGCGACGGCCCAGAAAATAAACGGAGGTAAAAAGCATGAGCGAACCTACCCCTAATCCAAATCCAAACCCGGTTCCCGCGCCGGAGACTCCTCCTGCAAAGACCTTCACGCAGGAAGAAGTGGACGCCATGATTGGCAAACGGCTTGCAAAAGCAATGAAGGGCATTCCCAGCGAGGAAGAAATCACCGCATACCGCACATGGAAAGACAGCAAGCAGACCGAGCAAGAGCGTCAGGCGAAACGCGACAAAGAGTTTGCGGATAACAAAGCCGCCCTTACTGCCGCGCAGGCTGAAATCGAGCAAATGAAGCGCGACAAGTACGTTTTGAGCAAGGGACTGACCGGGGACGATGCGGAGTTTATCGCATTTAAGGCGCTGAAGATGGTGGATGACAAAACCACTTTTGAACAGGCCGTGGATAAGCTCACAGAAAACCGCCAAAAGGTCAAGTTTGATTGGTCTGCACCGGCAGGCGGCGGTGAAAAGAAATCTGACACAAATGCCGCGATGAATAGCCTCATTCGCGGCGCACTGAAGTAAAAAGGAGAGTTACAAATGGCAAGTTTGGACCGTACCGCACTTTCCGGCCTTATCCCGGAACCCGTAACCCGTGAGATCATGCAGGGCGCTATCGCTGAGTCTGCTGTTTTGCGGATGGGCCGCAGATTGGCAAATATGTCCAGCAAGACGCAGACCATCAACGTGCTTGATGCTCTGCCCTCTGCGTACTTTGTCAACGGCGAAGCCACCGACAGCGGCGCAAATGATGCGTTTAAGCAGACTACGAAGATGGCGTGGGACAAGAAGAAACTGTACGCCGAGGAAATCGCCGTTATTGTCCCCATTCCTGAAGCGGCTCTGGACGATGCAGATTATGACATCTGGGGCGAGGTTAAGCCCCGTCTGACCGAGGCATTCGGCAAGGTCATTGACGCGGCCATCCTGTTTGGCACCAATAAGCCCAGCACGTGGCGCACCGGCGTTGTGCCTGCTGCGGTTGCCGCTGGTAATGGCGTCCCCATTAGCTCCGATGTTTATAGCGACATCATGGGCGAGGGCGGCCTGATTGCCAAGGTTGAGCTGGACGGATTTAACCCCAACGGCGTTATGTCCGCTATCCAGATGCGCGGCAAGCTGCGTGGCCTGAAGGACACTACCGGCCAGCCCATTTTCAAGAGCGATATGCAGGGTGCTACCCGCTACGGCCTTGATGGCATGGATATGTACTTCCCCATGAACGGCGCATTTGACCCCACGCAGGCACAAATGATTGTCGGCGATTGGAGTCAGCTTGTTTATGCCATCCGGCAGGACATGACTTTCAAGATTTTCTCTGAGGGCGTCATTCAGGACCCGACTACCAAGGCCATTACCTACAACCTCATGCAGAACGATATGGTCGCGCTGCGTGCCGTTATGCGGTTGGGCTGGGAAATTGCAAACCCCATCAACGCTTACAACGCAGACAAGGCCAATCCGTTCCCGTTCTCCGTGTACGGCAAGGGCGGCGACATTTCCACCGTAACCATTACCCCCGCCACGGCAACGCTTGCAAAGGGCGAGACTCAGGCGTTTAAAGCGGCTGTTACCGGTGAGGGCATTATCAACGGTGAAGTCGAGTGGAGCCAGAACGGCACTAAGTCCACCATCACGGAAGATGGCGTGTTGACTGTTGACGCTGCCGAAACTAAGAGCAGCATTACCGTTACTGCCAAGTCTAAGCAGGACGGAACTAAGACCGGCACCGCAACCGTTACGGTTTCCGACTGATAAAAGGAGCTGACTCGTATGACATACGCTGATTACGGATATTACTTCGGAACCTATATGGGGGCTGTGAGTGAAAAAGATTTTCCGCGTCTTGTTGTGCGGGCCAGCTCCTTTCTCAATTACTACACGCAGAACCGGGCGAAAGACAACGCCAATATGGATGAGGTCAAAATGTGCTGCTGTGCGCTGGTTGACAAATACGCGGTCATTGAAAAAGCAAACGAGCTGGCGAACAAGCGCCTTTCGGATGCGGCGGCAACGGACGCGGAGGTCAAAAGCGAAACGGTAGGCAGTTATTCCCGCACTCTTTCCACAGGCGGTGAAAGCGCCCTGTCTGCCTTGACTACCACGGACAGCGCAAGAAAGCTGCTGGCGGAAACGTGCAATGAATATCTTTCCTATACCGGTTTGCTTTACAGAGGAGGTTGCAGATGTACACCCCCCACACTGTAACGATTTACAACTCAGTTAGTGAGACCGACCCCACAACGTTTAAGCCCGTTGAAAATCTATACGTGACCATTCTTCGGGGCGTCATGCTGCAAGCGTCTAAAGCGGTCAATGTGCGGGAAAGCGGCTTAGAGGGTGCAGACGCGGTTGACCTATATATTCCGTTCTCTGTGGAAGCTGTGGACGGATTTACCGGCAAGCCAAAGACTTACGCAGGCCCGCAAGCGTTTTACAGCGCAGAAGATAAAACCGGGCTGTGGACGCTTTCAATCGATGGAAACGGCGGGACAACGTTTTTTGTGAAAGGCGAATTTGTCAGTGACAAAGAAAATACTGTGTTTTCACAGGACGATTGCTACACGGTCACAAAGGTTGACATGAAAGACTTTGGCAGCGCGGATATGCAGCATTGGCAAGTTGGGGGCGTCTAATATGGCCCTTAAATTCACTGTTCACACTGACGGAATAAAGGCCATTGGAGAGGCCGTTGCGAATAGTTGTAGCCGCGCAGAACACACGCTGGCTATGCAGGTAGAAAAGGACACAGCCCCGTTTGTACCCATGCTAACCGGGTCTTTAAGAGCACGTACAAGGGTCACGGGGAATGAAATCATTTATCCCGGTCCGTATGCCCGGTATTTGTACTACGGCAAGCTCTATGTTGACCCGCTTACAAAAAGCTCGTTTGCACGAAAAGGAGCGACAAAAGTTCCGGCAGTACCGGAAAAAGATTTGATTTTCCACAGACCCGGCACTTGCTCTCACTGGTTTGAGGCATCCAAGGCGCAAAACATTGAAAAGTGGCTGCGTGTAGCGGAAAAGGCGGTGAAACGTGAGCTTAAATAACAAACCCGTAACGCTGGCATCAAGCAGCGAAAAGGCAGACCTTGACCGCTTGATGATGATTTGGGCCAATCAATTCCCCGATTTGCCGGACGATATTGTGCTTATCAAGTACGAGTATTTTGCGGCAAAGACGGTAGGAATGGCCCTTTCTTCAGTAAAAGGCGCGACCATCACGAAAAAGTACATTTGCGGCGGATATCAAGCCGAATACTCCTTTGAAATCCATTACCAGATTTCGCCGCCCGGAACCAGTGATGATAAACGCCTGCAAGCGGTGGAGCTGCTGAACAAATTTGCAGATTGGGCGCAGACACAGCGCCCGGATATTGGCGAAAACAGGCGGGCAATCCGCATTGAAGCATCGGCATTTGCGTCATATTTGGGCGCAACGTCTGACCAATACGAGGACTACTATGTACCTCTAAAACTGACATACGAGGTGAATGTTTAAATGGCAGCAAAATATACAATCAAGGGCAATACCGGTGAGAGCGCAGCCCGTGACTTAATGATTGCGTATCTGAACACCGGCACGAGTTCCGCTCCTGTGTGGTCTCCTATGGGCCGTACAGTCGAAGACAGCTCCGTGGAATATGACTATTCTCAGGAGACCAAAACGGACATTTTGGGCGAGACCCATGTAACCGCAAAGACCCCCACCGCAACGCAGACGTTTTCCGGCAATAACCTGATTGCCGGTGATGCGGTCCTGAACCATATCCTTGATATGGCAATCGTGCGGCGCAGCATCTCCGAAGCGCTCAATCAGGACATCCTTATTGCACACTTGTATCTGACAGACACGGAGGGCAAGCCTTTTGCGGAGCGCTGGAAATCTTCTTCCGTGCTGCTGACCACCAACGGCGGCGCTGGCGGCGATATGCTGGCAAGTGATATTGAGGTCACATACGGCGGCGAGCGTGAGACCGGCACCATCAGCAAGGGCAGCGGCGGCGCAATCGAGTTTACGGCTGATACCTAAAAACAAAAGGGGCGGGCAAAGACCCGCCCCAATTTGGAGGAACTATGAAAGACCTTATTGTTGATACTGGCTTAGTTACTTACAACATCAACGGGAGCTGCCAGTTTTCGTTTAACCCGACCGACAGCGGCTTTGTGGAAAAGCTGTTTAACGCTTTCGATACCCTCGATAAGAAACAGGACGCATATAAGGCAGAGGTTGAAAAGACCGCCAATAAGCGGGAAGTGTTTGAAACGGCCCGCAAAATGGATGAGGAAATGCGCGACATCATCAATGACGTGTTCGGCTTTGATATCTGCACGGCCCTGTTTGGCGAAATGAACGTGTACGCGCTGGCGGACGGTCTGCCGGCGTGGGCGAACCTGATGCTCTCTATCATGGATGAAGTGGACACCACCTTTGCCCGCGAAAGCAAAGCAACCAATCCCCGCATTAGCAAGTACACTAAGAAGTATCACAAATGATTTTCGACCTGCCGACCTCTGTAGAGGTCAACGGAACGGAATACGAAATCCGCTCAGATTATCGGGACATCCTGACAATCTTTGAGGCCCTTTCTGACCCGAATTTGACGGAGCAGGACAAGGCTGAAGCAATGCTTGACATTTTTTACCCGGCCTTTTCAGAAATGCCGCAGAGCGATTATGAAGAAGCCATAAGGCAGTGCGTTAAGTTCATGAACTGCGGAGAAGAACAGCTGGCAGAGAAACGCGGGCCTAAGCTAATGGACTGGCATCAGGATTTCCCGTTGATTGTCGCGCCCATTAACCGGGTGCTAAACAAGGAAGTCCGCGCCGAAAAGGTGCATTGGTTTACGTTTATTTCAGCGTATCAGGAAATCGGGGAATGTACATTTTCTCAGGTTGTCAGCATTCGCAGTAAGAAAGCGAAGGGTAAAAAGCTGGATAAAGCGGAGCAAGAATTTTACAAGCAGAACCGCAATTTGATTGATTTTAAGAAGCAGTATTCCGCGCAGGACGAGGACATTATCAGCAAGTGGGTATAAAAAACCGCCCTCTTATGAGGGCGGCGGAGTTATGCAAGAACGTAATTTGAAATCATCCTTCCGATTTCGGCAATATCAACGTTGCCTTTGAACTCAAATGTTGCCGTAAAACCGCTGGAAAACATTAAAAACAGTTCAGCGTCAGGGACCATTTCCATAATGCCGGGGGTCTGAATTGCAAAGAACTGGACTTTTGAATATGGCAAAGAAGAAAATGATTTCTTTGTGCCGGTAATGCCTTGAACATCAATGGAAATGATGCGCTTGTTTGTAAAAACAAGCTGGTCCCGAATGGTTTTAAAGGCGCACACAATTTCTTCGCCGGATACGAGAAGCCCCGTAACTTCTGAACGAACGGCAGAAACATCAATCGGTTTTAAGTTCCAAACAGAGTTCTTGTTAAAGTTTATCATGATACACCCTCCCAAATTTAGTTTTATATTTTAGCAAAAGTAAGGCGGTGATTTTATGGCGGATGGCTCTCTTATTATTAAAGCCGAAATCGACGATAAAGAGGCCCAAACTGAATTAAACCGGCTGACTAAAAAAATCGATACGCTTAACGATAAAATCAGCGACAAGAAACAGCAGAGAATGCCGCTGGTGGAACAGTCAAAGCAGCTTGCCGCAAACCTTGACGCCGCAAAAGCAAAGCTCGCAGAAATGCAAAGCGGCAACGAATTTGTTTCATCTGCCGCATTAAAAGAGCAGGAGCAGACTGTAGCATCATTACAAAAGGAATGGGACGGTGTGCAAAAAAAGGTTGAGACCATGGACGCGTCCATTGCCAAAGATACCCGAAACCTTGAACGAATGAGCGATAGAGCGGGAGATTTGTCCGCACAATTAGCGGGCGCAACAGAAGAAACAAATAATATGTCTGATGCGGCTGAAGAAGCGGATAAGCGCATACAAAAATTCATTAACCGCATTAAGGGCCTTGCGCGGCGCGTGTTTGTGTTTACTTTAATCACAAAGGCGCTGCGGTCCCTGAAAGATTATGTTTGGAGCGCAATCCAGACCAATGATGAAGCAATGGCCTCCATTGCAAAGCTCAAAGGGGCGCTGCGGACACTTGCACAGCCTATTCTAAAATTGATTATACCAGCATTTACGCTGTTGGTCAACGTGATTACCCGCGTAGTTAATGCTGTATCTCAGCTTGTATCTATGATTTTCGGCACAACAGTTGAAGAAAGCGCACAAGCCGCCGAAAATCTATATGACGAGCAAAACGCATTAAAAGGTGTGGGCGGAGCGGCTAAAAAGGCAAGCAAGTCCCTTGCATCGTTTGATGAAATCAATAAAATCTCCGGCGATAATTCCGGGGGCGCAGGGTCAGCAGCTCCCAATTTTGCGTCAAGCATCAATGACCAACTCAGCGCGATTGTTTCGCTGTTTGCCGGTGCGGCGCTTTTGGCGCTGGGCGCAATCCTGACGTTTTCCGGCGTTAATATCCCGCTTGGCATTGGCTTAATGGCGCTGGGCGCATTGGCAATTTGGGGCGCAGTTACTACAAATTGGGAAGCAATCAAAGAGCTATTGCAAGGCTCGTTAGGCGCGGTTGTTGCGCTTGTATCGGGGGCGCTGCTTGTCATCGGTGCACTGCTTGTCTTCTCCGGGGCCAATATCCCGGTAGGTTTGGGTTTAATGATTGCCGGTGCGATTGGGTTAGCAACTGTAATCGCTGCAAATTGGGACACAATCAAGGCACTGCTGCAAGGCCCGCTTGGCGTATTAACGGCGCTGTTGAGTGTCGCGCTGCTTGAAATCGGCGTAATCCTGCTGTTTTCTGGCGCAAATATCGGCCTTGGCCTTGGCCTTATGGTTGTTGGTGCGCTTGGCATGGCGGCAACCATTGCGGCGAATTGGGACACAATTAAGTCACTGTTGGAAGGCCCCATTGGAGCAATTACCGCGCTAATATCCGGCGCACTGCTTGTGATTGGCGCAATCTTGACGTTTTCCGGGGCCAACATTGGACTTGGTATCGGTATGATAATTGTCGGCGCAATCGGCCTTGCAACGGCTGTAGCGGCAAACTGGAATACCGTACAAGAGCTAATGCGCGGCCCTATTGGCGCTGTGACAGCGTTTGTAAGCTCTGCGCTGCTTGTACTTGGTGCAATCCTGCTGTTTAGCGGAGCCGGTATTCCGTTGGGCCTTGGCCTGCTTTTGGCCGGTTCTGCCGGATTGGCCGTTGCAATCAAGCCAAACTGGAACGCAATGCTTGATGCACTGAAAACAAGCTGGGAGCAGATTAAAAATTGGTGGAGCAATTCTGTTCTGGGTGGTCTAAGCAGAGCAAAAGACACTATCCAGAATTGGGGAACCGGCATCATTGACAAGCTGAAAGATGTTCTCGGTATTCATTCCCCCTCCACCGAAACGGCGCAAATGGGCGATTACCTCATGCAAGGCATGGCAAACGGCATTACCGAAAGTCAGGGCCTTGTGCTTCAGGTGTTCCAAACGCTGCTTGACAGCCTCGATGTTTCGTTCAACACATGGCAGACAAATTTCCTGTTAGGCTTTTCGCAGTTCCGCACAACGTTTTCTGAGCTGTGGACGAATTTCTGGTCTCTCATGGGACGGACGTTCACAATCAAGTGGAACAATATCCTGACCACGTTGCAGCAGGGCGTGAACAATGCGATTGACGCGCTTAATGAGCTGGTAGACGCGGCAAACAGCCTTGCGGAGCTGACGGGGACATTTTATCACCATGTAGGCCACATCAATGTTCCCACAATCCCGCTGCCGAAGCTGGCTACCGGCGCAGTCATTCCCCCGAACAGGGAGTTCTTGGCGGTGCTGGGAGACCAAAAGCAGGGGACGAACATTGAGACGCCTCTCAGCACAATGGTTCAGGCGTTCCGTCAGGCGCTCTCTGAGGGTGGCTATGGCGGGCAGAGTGAAGCTGTATTGATGCTGGATGATGAGGCGCTGGGCCGCATTGTGTACCGCCTGAACAAGTCCGAAAGCAACCGTATTGGCGTCAATCTGGCGGAGGTGTAATGTGAGTTACATTAAACTGAATGGCAAGGTATTTGACGCCGATGTGGCAATCTCCAAATACAACCGCTATTTTAACGTCCTTGACGGTGAAAATGCGGGGCGTGTGATGACCGGGCGAATGGTACGAGACGTTATAGGCTCGTACCTCGGTCATAAAATCACAGTGTTTCGGCGGGGGGATAACTACGCAGGGCTGGATGAATTTTGGGAGTACCTTTTCCAGCACAGTGTAGATGATTCCGTAATGTTGGAGGCGGCGGATGGACAGACCACGATTTCCTATGAGGCGTATTACACCAGCGCCTCGCAGGACATCGAAAAGGCTGAAGATGGTGTGAATTATTGGGGCGAAATCGAAGTGAATTTTATCCCCATGGACGCGCAAGTGAAGCCGTGAGGTGACGCATGGCAAAAACAAAAGTCATTTACCGCGATGTTGCGGTAGGCGCTGAAGAAAACGCCACAGTAGCGGCAACCGTCGCTATGTCGGAAAGCGTTCTGCAAAAGCTCCCTCCCGGCGTATCACCGGGCAAAATCATCACGCTGGAACATAACCGCTGGGCGTTGGACGGGACATTTGACCGATTTTTGGAAGAAAGCGTGATTGCGTTTTGGTCAACGGATATTTCCGGAGCAGATGGCACGTTTACAGCGAACCCGGTCATTACCATTACATTTTCCAAACAGTTTTCCAGCATGGGCGTCAGCCTCATCGGTGAAGAATCGACCGGCGAATATTGCTCTCAGGTCAAATTGCAATGGTATCAGGGGACAACGCTAAAAGCGGAGCAGGAATATCAGCCGAACGCGGTCAACTATTTTTGCTCTAAACGCGTGGAAAGCTATGACAAAATCGTGCTGACCATTGAAAAGACCTCTGTGCCGCTCCGCAGGGCAAAGCTGGACCGTATTGTGTTTGGTGTAACACGCACGTTTGGCATGAATGAGCTGCGGGCAGCGTCCATTACAAACCAGATGAACGAGGGCGCGATTGAGCTTCCGATTTCCACATTCAAATGGACATTGGACAGTTTGGAAGATGTGGATTACCTGTTCCAGCTCAAACAGCCGGTAGAAGTACAGAACAACGGTAAGACGCTGGGCGTGTACTACATTGACGGTAGCGACCGCAAGAGCGACCGGGTATACAAAATCGACTGCAAGGACGCTTTAGGCGTGCTGGATGATACGCCATTTTCTGGCGGTGCGTATCTATCCGGCATCAGCGCAAAGACGCTGCTGGAAACGCTCTGTGCGCCGTTTACGGTGGAATATGCAGACGGTGTAACGGGCGCAACGCTAAAGGGCGTTATCCAGTCCGGCACAAGCCGCTCCGCCATACAGCACGTCATTTTCGCATGGGGCGTGTGTCTTGCCACAGACGGTGGCGAGGTTATCCGGGTATTTAATCTTCCGTCTGCTGCGGAGACAATCCCGCAGGACAGGACATTTACCGGCGCAAGCGTCAAGACATCTTCCGTTGTGACCAAAGTTTCCGTTGTGGCGCACACTTACGCCGCAAGCAGCAGCGGGGACGTGGAAATCAACGGCCAGAAATACACCGACACTAAAACGGTGTACTCCGTGAGCAATCCCGATGTTATCGCCACGGACAAGGTTAATGTCAAGGAAATTAAAGACGCAACGTTGGTTTCAACAGACATCGGGCAAGCGGCGGCGCAGCGCGTCTATGACTATTACCAGCGCCGCGATGCAATCTCCGCAAAAATCGTTTATGACGGTGAAAAGCTGGGCGATTGCGTCAGCATTTACACCCCGTGGGGAACGCTGCTGACCGGGAACCTGAACAAAATGGACATCACGCTTTCCAACACCGTTGTCTACAAAGCGGAGGTCAAATCATGACGCGCTACACCAACGGCTATACCGACGTGCGGAGCGGCGACAGCTTTGGGCGCTCTGGCGTGAAAAACCCCATCCCCGGCAGCGGAAACGGCGGCATCCGAGGCATCGGCGGCGTGAAGGGCAACACGCACAAGGAGAAAAAGTGGAAGAAGCGCCGGGACGATAAGGGCGGCTATTACTGGGAGGAGGTCGAAGTAGACGTTGTTGACAACTATCCCGGAGACCCGGAGCCGCCCAGCATGGGCGTCCACGGGTGCGTGGTGGTCTACTATGACAAGTGAGCGGTCCGATTCGGACACGGGAGGGCGTATGGCGTTTGATTTTTCCACACTTATTACCAATCGGGGGCCGGGGACGTTTTACAACGCCTCCGACCTGAACCGGGTGGGCGAGGCGGTGCGGTATCTGGCGGAGCGGTTCACCGGCTATGGCTACGCCGTGGAGGTCAGCCCAAAGGCGGACTGGTCCGAATCGGACACGCCGACTGCAAGCCAGATGGAGACGTACCGGGGCAACATTGCAATTCTGCGGGCAGTCATTGCCGTGATGGCGTCCACGCCGAAGACGCCGGAAACCATGCGGTTTTTAGATTACCTCAAGGCCAACGACATTGAGCGCATTTTGCAGGACCTTAATACCCTTATTACCAACATGGAGCAGGCGTGGTTTTTCTCCGGCGACCTCTACGCCGGAGAGACCTGAAAGGAGACAATATGCAAGACAGAGTACCACTTTACCCGGGGCGGGTGACGCTGACCCCGGTGGCCGGACAGGAAAACACCTTTGATATGGCCCGGGCGGACCAGCCCACGCAGGAGGGGACGCCGCTCAACAAGGTAACGCTTTTGAAGGACGCCACGGCGGAAAAGTACGGCATGGACAATACAGCAGTGCCGGATGAGGTGCTGGATGTGCTGAGCAAGAGCGTATTGGAGGGCACCTATCCGGTTGTAGATGTGTACGCTGGGCAGAATTGGGAAAAGGGTACTGCGCCCAACGTCAGCGGGTCCGTGTGGCAGGCAATTGCGGTTGCAAACAACATCCTTTTTTCGTTCCCAATCAGCGGCACAACCGCAGTCATGTCAACGGACGGAAAAACATGGACAACATTTACGATCCCAACTGTATCGGGTGGTTATAACTATGGTGGTAGACACAGAATTGTGTATGCGGGTGACACATATTATCTCCTGATTCCCATTACATCAAGCCCATACAAGGCAATTATTTATGCTACGCAAAATCTGTCTACATGGACTTTAAAGTGCACGCTATCGCTAACTAACATTGCGTACAACCTGTTTTACAGCAATTATCTGAGCAAATTTGTCCTTATCGACATATCCGGCAAGGTGTATTTGAGCAGTGATGCGGAAAATTGGGAAAACACATACAATCTCGGAGCGTCAGCGTCAGGCTTTAACAATGGCATTGACGGTCCCGATGGCTTCTATATTGCGGCCAAAGTCTCCAAAAAATTTCAGGTCATTAAGCTAAAATCTGATAGTTTTGAAACGGTTTTTACGTCTGCGGACCTGCCAAATACACTTTTCGACGTTGCTTTTGTAAAATTTAAAGGAAAATATTTTGCGTATACCCCGTATGGCATAGCGCACAGCGAGGACCTAAAAGAGTGGCAGTTGTCCGACGCAAATTATCAATCGAGCGAAACAAATGTTACAACCATTGTGGAGCAGCTTGCGTGCAGTGATGTCAATGTGCTCATTAAATTTGGCCTTGAGTCTCTTGTGAGCTTTGATGGACTTAATTTTAAACGCATTGCGGATGGCGTGGCATCGCAGCAGGGGAGCCTGGCATACATTAACGGCGTTTTCTGCTTCCATTCGCAAGGTGCTCCGTCCGCAATCAGCCCCTATTACACCCCCGACACCACATTTAAAGACGAGCCGGGGCTGGTAGATGTGCTTGGGAATATGGTCAATATCCCCTTAAAGCAAATTGCGGGGGCGGCAAGCATAGAGACAGGGACGTATACGGGCACCGGAGATTATGGCACTAATATTACTCGCTCGCTTGTTTTTAAGGCAGAGCCTATGATTGTGTTCGTTTTCCCGGTCCAAGAAATGAAAAACGCATACGATGGAGGGTTTTGCATACTTTTCCCGCAATCAGCAAAAATGGCAATCTACGGAGTAAACCAAAATAATCAAGCTAATAACATATTTGACGCAAAACCTCTCACCGTATCTGCTAATGCTCAAAAGGCAACCTTAACATGGACGATTGGCGGAGCAGCCTATGTTGGGGCTATGTGCAATCAAGCTACAAAATATGGATATGCGGCATTTTTCTCGGAGGCTTAATTATGCAGATCATTGAGATCAAAGCGCTGGAAAACGGCGCACACAACAACCAGACCTCCAGCGCTATTACGGCTCCGCCTCCCGGCTGGGCGGAGATCCCGGCGGGGATGGCCGTGCCGGAGACGTTCCCGTTTGTGGACATCGAGGTAGAGGGGAACGTGGTGACGAAGATGACTGCCGGGACGGTGCCGGAGCCGGAGCCTGAGCCAACGCCGGAGCCGACGCAGCTTGACCGGCTGGAAGCGCAGATAGCGTATACGGCCATGATGACCGACACGCTGATGGAGGGCTGATATGAAAGAGAAAATCGCAAAATGGTACGCGCAGGGGCTTTGGACCGCCGACATGGTGCGTAGCGCCGTGAAAAAGGGCGTTATCACCGAGGCCGAGGCGGGGGAAATTTTGGGCGAGAAAAAGCCGGAGGTCAATCCTCCGGCAGGACCCCCAGATACAAATGAAACCGGTTGAATAATCAACCGAACAGTTGAAACCGGTTGAATAATCAACCGAACAGTTGAAACCGGTTGAATAATCAACCGAACA